ATCGGAACGAAGTTACGATTTGCATGAGGACGGAAGAAAATGTATTTCGTGTTCAAGAAATAACCAGTAGATGTCGGAATATTACCGCCGATACCACCGTCAAGAACAACGTCTGCATTCATGTACTTGGAAGCAACAAAGCCGAGTTCAGCCATTTTGCTAGAGCCAGGGAAACGCTGAATGTTTTGCAGGGAACTCATAAAGAAGCCCCACAAATTGTTATCCAACAAAATCAAATCGACTACGTCAGAGCCGCGACTTGTCTTGGCATACAGGCGGTTAAAACCGGTCTGAATGTTTGAGCTGGAAGCAGAAGCACCCAAGTCAGTAGAGAAGTCAAAAGTCTGATTACGCCAAAATGACCATGTAGCGCGATCAATACCACCGACCACACCGGTTGCAGGCGATGCGACCACCATAGCTTGCAGACCAGTGATCTGCTTGCCGTTGTTGGCTGTACCGTCTGAATAAATACCGGTTGAGATCAAGTTTTCAATCGATGCCTCGGCAACGTCCAAACGTGCGTCAAACAAATCGATGATCTGTTCTTCGCCGCTGTTTTGGAGCATCTCCAAGCCATTGATGGTAACTGCCACCGCTGCTTGTTTGATAGGGAACTGAGCCGCAGAGATAACGTCCGCAGGGCTGATGTCTAAGACTTCAGCGCCTGAGTAGTACATAGCGGTTGAGTTTGCTTGGAATGACAATTCTTGCAGAATGGTCGAACCACCTGTGAAAGGCTTGTAACGGCCTTTCTCACGCAGGCGAGTCAGCAACGCATTGTTTTTGGTCACGTTATCAGCAACGATGCCGGAACGTGATTCAATAGTGGTTGCTAAAACGTCTGAGTAATTACTATTGGCGTATGCCATGATTTACTCCTTTTTAATTCACCTGCCGCAGCGCATTGGCAATAACGGCTCGGCGATCCATTTGATTGACTGCACCTGAGATGGCAGCGCCTGGCGCTCCCCTAACCTGTACAGCCGCCTGTTTTGCTTTTTGAACCTGATTCTGCGCGGCATAGTTTTGTTGCTGTTGAGCATATAAACTTTGTGCCAACTGTGGATCAAGCCTTACAGCGGTGTCGTATGCCATTTGCAATTTCTCGCGTTCTGACATATTACTAATGTCCCCTAGAACCTGTGGCGCTTGGAGAAGCGACAACATTCGATCTTGGACGGCCTCAAAGTGTGCGTTTGCGGGGTCGCTCGCAAACTGCTGGATTACAGAGAGTGCTCTGTTTTCATTCTGTTTCTGCGCTTCATACTGGCTTTGCGTGATGTGTTGCGTAAGCTGCTGTACTTGTTGCGCTAATTGATTGTAGTGCGAATCTTGCTGTGGTGGAGCTTCGCCGCCAAAGTAAGCAGCCACTTGATCTAGCGGAATTTGAAATTGCTGGATCATTTGGGCAACAGCTTGGGATTTTTGTTGCGGTGTGCCTGTTCTGAGCAATGCCGCTGTTTGAAGCAATGGGCCAATCGCCGTAGCAGGCGTGGCGTTCTCGTTTCTCAGCATCCACTCGTATGGCTGGAATAACTCGGTGATCGCTTTGGCCTCGGCATCCCTTTGCTTGTACTGATTGATGCCCTTTTCGTAATCGGCATCCCGCTGGGCAAAGGCTTGCTGTAACTCAGGTGGGGCTTTTTCCCAATGGTCTTTCAGCTCAAGGCGCAGGCTTTTGGGCATCTCAGCTCTTGGCTTGTCAGCCATCTGAGGCGCTTGGGTTTCTGCGGTGGGAAATTTAGGTGCAAACTTTCCCCCTTCTCGGGGTTGTGTAGCTGCGTGTTTGCCCCGATTGGTTGGGGTCTTGGTCAAAGCCTCACGAATCGTATCGGCTCTGCTTTGCGGCTCTGCTGGCGCTTGGGGCGCTTCGACCGCTGGGGTTTCGGGTGCTGGGGCTTCTACTGTGTCGGGTGCGACAACTTCGTTTTCCATCACTTCATCCTTTTCATTTGTTCCAAAGTCATTTTGATCATCTCCTTGCGCTCAGGCATGGGACGGTTGTGCAATCTGTTTGCCATCTCGACATTCAGATTAGACATCTTAACAGGGGCTATCGGTGCGCCTGGTCGGTCAAACTCTTGCACAGTAGCCAATTGACCACGCAGCCGGTCTCGGTGCGCTTCTTTTTTCTTGTTCCATTCTTGCTGGGCATACTTAACATCCGAATGCCCCATCTCGATTGAATCGGTGCGCTTTAAGTGCTCGCGCCATTGCTTTCTTCCCTCAATCATCACGCCATCAGGCGACATAAAGGGCGCAATATCGCCCATGACCGAGGCCATCGATTCGTTTCGGTACTCGCCCCGCGTGACTTCATAAGCCTCGCTGCCGTCTGATGGATAAACCCAAGTACGTTTCATAGCAAACCCAAAAGTGTTTCGAAATCTTCTTCATCTTGTTCAAACTCAATCCGCTTTTTTAGCGTTTCAATCTGAACCATGACCGCATCATAAGTGATTACAGTTTGTGCCGCAATATCTATTGTTTGGGCTGGGGCGCTAGTGATCTTCTCTCGCTGATCAGGCGGCAACCCAAACAGCGCTGTCTTAATCTTTTCCCTGCGCTTGGCCTCTTGTTGCTTATCCTGCTCCCAAGCCTTGTCGCGCTCATCAAACCCAAAATGCCCGCCTAATAGGACTTCGCTTGGCGGTGGTGGCGCTGCCGCTGGGCCAATCGTGGCAAAGGGAAGCTCGGCAAATGCGGCATACCCAAACACTTATGCCCCCCACTTAGCAGCAAGTCCATCCGCGTAAGTCTTGTTAACAATGTCTGTGGCTGCGCTTGGCGCTGTGCTAATTGTGCCTGTGGTCAAGGCCACCGAGGTTATATCGGTGTTTGCCCCACTCTTTGCCGCCGTAAGGTTAGTCCTAGCATCTGCTGCGGTTGTGCCGCCAGTGCCGCCATTAGCCACCGCCACAGTGCCGGTGACATTAGATGCCGTGCCTGTGGTGTTTTGATTAAGGGTTGGTATATCAGATGCAACAATAGCCCTAAAGATTGGAACTCCATCAGCGGCATTGGGTGCTGCCAATATATATTTAGCCGTTTTAGATGCGTAAGGATTTAAGGTATCGCCATAATTTGCCGCCAAGCTTATTGCCGGTGTTGCGCCACCTGTTGACGAAACAGGTGATGTGCCGCCAACCGAGGTAACTGTTCCCACGTTTGCTGAGCCGCCCAACGATGTGGCAACGCCATTTATTGTGATTGAGGAGTTAGTTAAGGCGCTATTTGGTATTGATGTTAAGCCCGAGCCTGACCCCGAAAATGACGTAGCCGTAATTGTTGTGCCTGTAATGGCTTTGGGCGTAATCCCGCCAATTACCAAGTTATCCAATGTGCCTGTATTGGTAGGCGCTATCTCAACCGATCCTGCCCCTGTGGGCTTCATGTGGACGTGGCCTGTCCCTGTGGGGCTTATATCGACTTGGGCATTTGAGCCGTTAATGTTGGTTGAGACATTTAGCGTCAAGTTATCGCCACCGCCTGCACCCATGCTTAACTGGGTTGTACCTGATGCGTTTTTTAGGGATAACCCTGCCGAGTTTGTGGCTTGAACTGTTGGGGTAGATAGGCTTGTAAGGGTAGCCGTTCCACCTGTAATCGTTACCGAATTGGCGTTTTGGGTAGACATTGTTCCCAAGCCACTAATGTCAGTATTGCTTAACGTGACTTCGCCAACCTTGCCAGCCACCGAAATAACTGTTTTACCAGCAGGCAAGGTAACAAACACATCTTTTGTGCCTGCCGTCAATAAAAGCTTAGACCCGCCGTTAGATGAGCTTAAAACAGTGTCGCGGCTTAACGTATTGGAAAGATATGTCCCAATCCCTACCTCCCATTCGGTAGTGCCTTGGATCGTGTAATAAGTTGTGTTGTTGTTGCCAACCGCTGTAAATGCTTGAAACCCAGCCACCGCGCCATCAAGAGATAACGTGCCTGTTCCTGTCGTGGTGGTGGTTTCCCTAACCCTGTCCGCTATGACAAAGCTCATACCGCAATCTCAACACCCGCCGCCCGACCATCAGGCCCACGAATAATGCGCTTGGGTGCGCTGATCGCCTGCATTACGCCGGTAATCTGTCCAAGGGTTTGACCATGCATATCAGCAAGGCGGTTAATTGCTTCGCTCATGCCGTCACCCAAAGTAGCGTCAAGTTCTTCAGATGCCGCCATTTGTGCGCTTAAGGCCGCTTGATCGAGGCCAGCTTTTGCACCAATTTGAGCCACAAGGACTTTAGTTGCTGCATCAAGCTCTGCTTTCCATCGTTCATATTCTTCCTTTCCAGCCATTTCTCGGGCTTTTATCTGCATCTCGTTATTTTGTTTAGCCGCTTCAAACTCGGCTTTCATCTGCTGCAGCTGCATCTCTGCTTGCACCTTGGCTTGTTGCATCTGCATATCTAGTTGGGCTTTGACTTGCGTCATCTGTGCGTCAGCCTGCATTTTCATTTGCTCTGTCTGTGCCTGTGCTTGCATCCGCATCTGTTCAGCTTGCTGGTCAGCCTGTAGCTTCATCATCTCGGGATTCTGCTGTGGCTGCTGTGCCGCTTGCGCCGCCTTATCAGTCAAGGCTTTCATGGCTTGCTCAATCGCGCCCTCCATCCCTCGACCCGCCCTAAATCTGCGAACAAGGAATAAAAGCATTTCTGACATCATGGGCAACAACTCAGGTACGCCCTGCATGATAGGCAATGAGCTTTGCAGGAATGAGCCAATGGTCTCCACCGCTTCAGCCGCCGCTTGCTTTTCTGCCTGCTCATCAATCTGAGCCAAACTGTCAGCCTCGACTTGGATGTGGAAGTCCCTGATCGTGCTGTTGGACAGCATTTGGATCGCTGCTTGCAACAATTGAGGATTTTGACCGTCTTGCGTATTCATTACGCCCGACATCTCAACAATCAAATCAGGTGGGTAAAACTTACAAATAATCTGCGCTTTAAGCCTAAACACATCTGTAGCAAACCGAGCCACATCGCCTTGGGCGCTACGCAAACGCAAGCTACCAAAGTTTGCCTTGAGCTGTTGAGCACCTAGCGTTTCTTGAGCTTTGGACGATCCACGCAGAATGTCCGATATGCCCATGATCTCGTAGATCGACTGCTTAACCTGTTCCCGAGCCGCATACAACTCTCGCAGGGTAATGATGATCTGCGAAGTATCCATCATGTCAATAGCGCCTTTTAAGCCGCCTTTTTCTGACATTGCCGCCCAACCGGTCACAGGGAATAGCTTGTTATCTACGCCCTCGCTAAACATCCGCGCCAGCTCTTTAAACTCAGCGTTAAAGACACCAACCGCCTTACAAGCCTTGGTCAGCAAGTAAATGCGTTGTGTTAAGTTGTCTAGCTCTTGCGCCTGATCCTCGTATTCGCAGTAATCAGGAATTGGAATCATCGTCCCTGTGGTGGTGGTCGCCAACAAGGGTTTAGGGCAAGGGAAGAATTCTTCTAACTCTAAGGGGTCATCCCTCTCATCTAGCGCCTGTGGATAACCTTTGGCAATCCAGCAAACCTTACCGCTACGCTTATTCCAAATCTCATAGACCTTGGCTTTTTTGTCATAGGTCATCTTGGCGGTCAAGGGATTCTTGCCGTCCATGTCGGTGTTTGAGCTAGTCAGGCTGACGTTTTTAAATACGTCTCCAAAGCGCTCAACGCCCTCGTCCTTGGTCATGTAGACCGCCCGAGCTACCCACCAAACCTCATCCCATGTGCGGGCTGGTGAATGTAGAAAGTCAGCCCAATAAACGTAATCAATGGGGCTGTGGGCAGAATCAATACGCTCTTTTGGCTCTTCTACTGTGTCATAAACTTGAGCCTCTTCCTGCTCTAGTCCCTCAACCTCGGGTCGGTCGTTGACAATGATTGGCTCATAGCGAATCCATGCCGTACCGCGACCAGGCAACAGTCTGTCCTCCACCACCCCACGCATTGCATTATCAAAGTCAGCAAATTGGGTGGTCTCATACTCCATCACCCTTTCAAGCATTGTTGAGGCAAGGCGACCGACAGGGTCTTGGTCAGAAAATCGGCGTGAAACCTCGGGCTTGGCTTGGCGACCGTATAAGGCAGGAAACAGGACTTGGATGTTTGACCACAGGATGTTGAACTTCATCCTTGGCATTTCTATTGCATCGCGTTCATCCCGATAGCGCTTGACAACCTTTTGACCGCGCTTTTCCCATTTGTCAAATGACTTTTGGGCGGTCTCTATTTGATCTTGCCAATAAGGGCCAGCATCTTCGCCCTCATATGCGCCTGTTTCTTCGTACATGATCAGTTACCTGAGGCAAAGAAGAATGTCACATCAAGCACATTGCCCTCGGTGAAATATAGGCTTGACCCAATGTTGGCGGGGAATCGGTGAAACCCAATGGCAGGGGTAATTGTCCCTGAGACAACCGTGCCACTTGCGCCGCCATCGGTTAGCACCATTGTGCCTGCGGTGGTGTTATTGACGTAGAAACCAATCAACTGGCATGGGCCTGTTGTGACTGCACCTGATGCTGTCATGTTTTTATATGCACCGACTTCTGCTACTGGCTGGCTCATATTCGCTCCTCTTTATGTTGCATCTCATAATCCCACAGCTCATCAAGAGTGATGGTTTGCAGGGTCTTGCCCTTGGGCGGTGTCAAATCTTTTGCTTCTTGTCTATAAGCTACTGCAAGCATTCTAAACGCATCTGCGGGGTGTGAGCACCAGTCATGGCGCGGTGTTTGACGAAAAGTTTTCTTATCTTCATCATATTCCCGCTGATATTGCCTTAACGCTTCAAGCCCCTCATCGCAGATTGTGTCAAACCAGCATATCGGCAGAATCATCCGCACCGCTTGTATGCCGTCTTGTATACCAATCTCAGGCACGATGGCTAACTTACTCAAGCCCCCAAGGTGCGATGCCAACTGCTCGACAATAGACTTACCCCCTGAGGCCAGCGTCTTAGCCCTTGCGTCATGCGGTAGGTAATGCTTGGTATATCGATAACCCTTAGAGTTAACAACGTTTGCAATTTCCTCAATGCTTGCGCCGCTGACCGCGTAATAATCCATTACCCTGATCTCGCCCCTGACAACCTGAAACCACCAAATGGCTGTGTCATCCCTATATCCCAAGTCCCACGCGGTGTAAACAGGCGACTCAGGCTCAAATGGCAGCTCACATATCCTGCCTGCGTCTTGGGCTTGGCGCATTTCTTGACCATAAAACGCCCCAAGAATGGCGGCATCAAAGCTGCACTCATACTCTTGGTCGTACTGGTCTTGGCTTAACTGAGACCGAGCCGCCTCTAATTCTGAGTCGGGCAAAAGCTTAGATATTGATGCCGGTAGCCTTAACAGAAACCAATCAGGCACTACTTGGCTAACCTTGTAGATGTCGTGAAACTGATTTTTGCCCTTAGGCGTACCACCAAACACCGCCCAACCTAGCCGGTCTGACAATGTGGGTCGAATGACGTTACCCCAAACGCTAGGCTTGAAGTCACCGTATTCGTCAAGGTAAACGCCGTTAAAGCCCA